GGCTGGCCGGGCTGCGGTGGCAAGAGATCGCCGGCCGGCTCGGGTTCGCTAACCCCGGGTCGGCGTACTACGCGGCGGCCACGATCGGGCCGCTGCCGGATATCGCCGGGCGGCAGGGCCGCCGGCGTAGGACTTAACCCCCGGGCGCTGGGCGCGGGGGCCGCCCCCCCGACCTGGGAGGATACCCGGTGGAAGTGACGCGGCGCGCGGTGCTGGCGGGCGCGGCGGGGACCGTGGCCGGGCTGGCTGTCCCCGGGGTGGCGGCGCAGGCGGGGCGGCGGGTGGTGCCGGTGATCGGGGCGCGGGCGGCGGGATCGTCGCTGGCGGATTTCGCGGCGGCGGACCAGGCGATCGGGCCGCTGCGGGCGACCCGGATTTTCTACCGGCGGGCGCTGCCGCCGTCGGTGGCGGGGACGGTCGCTGACCGGCTGCCCGCCGGGGTGATCCCGGTGGTGTCCTACAAGGAGCCGGGGACCAATGTGGCGGCGTGGTGCCGGTCGGTGCGGCGGGTGACGTGGCTGATTTTCCACCACGAGCCCGAGGGCGGGGATTTCCCGTCGGGGCAGGCGTTCACGGATGAGTTCGCGCGGCAGTCGGCGCTGATCCGGTCGGCGGGTAACCGGCTGGTGCGGGTGGTCATGTGCGCGGGGGGTTTCGCTTACCGCGACGGGGGGCCCGGCACCGATGGGTCCTACCTGCCGGACCGGTCGCTGGCTGACCGGGTGACCCTGGACGTTTACCAGTACCCGGATCAGCCGGGGGCGTGGCCGGCGCACGGCCTGGCGGATTATGACCGGTTCGGTAACTGGCTGGAGCTGGCCGCGTCGCTGGGCCTGCTGTGGGGCCTGTCGGAGTATGGGGTCGGGCGGGCGGACGGGACCTCGCTGCGCCGTGACCGGATCGCCGCTGACCGGGACACGCTGCGCCGGGCCGCGCCGAGGGGCGGGGGGCTGGTGCTGTGGTCCTACTGGTGGCATGACAACCCGCCGCATTCGTGCCGGTTCACCGGCCGGGCGACGGTCGCGCTGTGGCGGGACATCGCCGCGCACGGCATCTAGGAAAGGGAACGGCGATGGCTGAGACTCGGAAGGACCCGCCGCCCGCGCCGCTGTCGGCCGATGACTACCCGCTCGCGGCGGCGCTGGTGGAGGAGCTGAACACGGCGAACGCGCAGGGCGCGGCGACCACGGCGACCCGGGTGACGAAGCGGCTCGCGGCGCTCGGCGTCGGGCCGGACGGGCAGCCGGCGGCGGTGCTGCAGTGGGCGGCGGTGGACGGGGACCAGGTGTCGCCGCCGGTCCCGCCGGGAGGCTAGCGCGGTGGAGTACCTGGGGACCCAGACGCTGCCGATCGCGGGGCTGGCGCGGTGGCCGGGTAACCCGCGCCGGGGTGACGTCGAGGCGATCCGGGCGAGCGTGCGGACGTTCGGCGGGCAGTACCGCTCCATCGTGGTGCGGATGGCGGACGGTTCCCCGCCGGTGATCGTGGCGGGGAACCACACCACGATGGCGCTGGAGGCCGAGGGGTTCACCGGGGTCCGCTCGGACCTGATCGAATGCACCGACGGCGAGGCGCGGAAAATCAACGCGGCGGATAACCGGCTGGCCGAGCTGGGCGGCTATGACGACGGTGAGCTGATCACGCAGCTCACCGAGATCGCGGCGGACGGCGGGGATTTTGAGGGCACGGGGTGGGGGGAAGCGGATCTCGCGCGGATGCTGGCGCGGCAGCCGTCACGGTCGGGTAAGTCCGACCCGGACGGGCTGCAGCCCCCGCCGCCTGCCGAGCCCCGGACGCAGCCGGGGGATATCTGGCAGCTCGGCCGGCACCGGCTGGTGTGCGGGGACTGCACTAACCCGGTGGCGGCCGGCGCGGCGGGCGGCGGGCACGCGGGCCTGATCCTGACCGACCCGCCGTACTGCTCGGGGGGGTTTCAGGAATCGGGGCGCGGCGCGGGGTCGGTGGGCCGGCAGGATTCCAAGACGCTGCGCCGGGCCTACCGGCAGATCGCCAACGACCGGCTGTCGACGCGCGGGTATCAGGCGCTGATCCGGCAGGCCCTGGCGACGGCGACGGGCGCGCGGTTCGCGTACGTGTTCACCGACTGGCGGATGTGGGTCAACCTGTTCGACGTGGTGGAATCCTCGGGGTTCGGGGTGCGCGGGATGGTGGTGTGGGACAAGGGCTCGCCGGGGCTGGGGCGGGGCTGGTGCGGCCAGCATGAGCTGGTCATGTGGGCCGGGAAGGACGCCGCGCCCTCCCCGGCGGACGGCGGGACGCCGGTGGCCACGTCGGGGAACGTGCGGCAGCACAGCCGGACCGGTAACGAGCTGCACACCACGCAGAAGCCGGTCGGGCTGTGTGAGGATCTGCTGCACGTCGCGTGGTGGGCGCGGGACGTGTATGACCCGTTCACCGGGGCGGGGACGACCCTGATCGCGGCCGAGCGGCAGGACCGGACGTTCGGCGGGTGCGAGCTGGACCCCGGGTACTGCGACGTGACCATCGCCCGGTGGGAGGAGTTCACCGGGCAGGACGCCGGGCTGGCCGGGCGGCTGGACGAGGTGGCGGTCCCGTGAGCCCGTCGCGGGCGCAGCGGCGGGCCACCGCCGAGCGGCGCGTCAGGTGCCTGCGGCTGCGCGCGGCGGGGGTGGGGTTCGGGCAGATCGCCGCCGAGCTGGGGTACGCGTCGGAGCAGGCCGCGTCGGTGGACGCCCGGCGGGCGCTGGCGGGGGCGCGGGAGGAGATCACCTGCGGGGACGCGCCGGGGCTGGAGCTGGCCCGGATGGACGCGCTGGAGCGCACCGGGCAGCAGATCATGACGCAGGCGCTCGCCGCCCGCGATTACGACCTGGCGCTGCAGGCCGTTGACCGGCTGGTGCGGGTGTCGGCGCAGCGCCGGTCGCTGCTCGGCATCGCCGCCGCCGACTCCGCCCGCACCCCCGCCACCTCGCGCCGGGACGAGCTGGCCGAACGGCGGGCGGCGAGGCGCGGTGCCGCCGCTGCAGGCTGACGCCCGGATCGTCCCGCCGCGTATCACCTGCCTGCCCGCCGGGGTGGTGTCGTCGGCGGGCGCCGAGGCGATCGACCTGGCCACCTCCGCCGGGCTGGTGCTGGACCCGTGGGAAGCGTGGACGCTGGACACCGCGCTCGGTGAGGACCGGGCCGGGAAATGGTCCGCGTTTGAAGTCGGCCTGATCTGCAGCCGGCAAAACGGGAAAACCGCGATCATCGAGGCGCGGCTGCTCGCGGGCCTGTTCCTGTTCGGTGAGGAACTGCTGATCTACACGGCGCATGAGTTCAAGACCGCCGCTGAGACGTTCCGCCGGCTCCGCACCACCGTCGAGGGAACCCCGGACCTGGACCGGCTGGTGGCCAAGATGCCCGAAAGCCACGGCGAGGAAGGTATCGAGCTGGTCACCGGGCAGCGGCTCCGCATCCTGGCCCGGTCGGGCACCTCGGGGCGCGGGTTCAGCGCGGACTGCCTGGTTTATGACGAGGCGATGATCCTGGACAGCGCCGACGCGGGGGCGTCGGTGCCGATGTGCTCGGCGCGGGAGCACGTCACCGACGGCGGGCCGCAGATCTGGTACTCGGCGTCGGCGGGGCTGGGCCGGCGTTCCACCCAGCTCGCCAAGGTCCGCCGCACCGGGCAGGCGGGGGAGTCGCGGTCCCTGTTCTTCGCCGAGTGGTCGATCGAGCCGCACGACAAATACTGCGAGCCGGGCTGCACCGACCACGACGACCCTGACGACCGGGCGGCGTGGGGGCGGGCCAACCCGGGGGTCGGGCATATCCACGCCAACGGCACCGGGCTGACGTGGGGGGCGCTGGAAAAAGAACGCGACGCGCTGGACGACGCGGCGTTCGGTGCCGAGCGGCTGGGCATCGGGTCCTACCCGACCCCCGCCGACGGGTGGGCGGTTATCCCCAAACGCTGGTGGGAGGCCACCGCGATGGACGACGCTGCCCGCCCCCGCCCGGTGGTGTGCGGCATGGACGCCACCCCCGACCAGCGGGCGGCGGCGATCGGGCTGGCCGGGCCGCGCCCCGACGGCCGGATGGGTGTGGAGCTGGCCCGTTACGACGCGGGAACCTCGTGGCTGGTCCGCGAGGCCCTGATGCTGGACCGGCGGTATGACCCGCTCGGGTGGGTGATCGACCCGCGTGGCGGCGCGGGGTTCGTGATCGCCGAGCTGGAGGACGCGGGGCTGAACGTGATCAAGCCCTCGGCGACCCAGATCGGGCACGCGTCCGGCGGGTTCTACGTCGCGTGCCGCGACGACATGCTGCGCCATAGCCACGACCGGGAGCTGCGGCAGGCGGTCGCCGGGGCCGATTCGCGCAAGCTCGGGGCGCAGTGGGCGTGGGACCGCGCGGCCGAGGGCGTGGATATCTGCCCGCTGGTCGCGGTCACGTTCGCGCACTGGGGCGCGTGCGACCTGGCCGGCGCGGATTACGACGCCCGCGAGAGCGTGCATTTCGACCTGGCCGAGATCGCGCGGCTGTGCCTGCTCGGGGTGTACGGCCCCGCCGACCTGGCCCGGCTGTGGGCCGAGGAGCTGCTGGACGAGGCCGGCCTGACCGAGCTGGCCGCGAAAGGCATCGCGGTGCCCGCCCTTGACCAGCTCGCCGCCCGCTAAAAGGAGGACGCCGTGACCGACCTGCTGACCGGCCCGGACCTGAACGGTGCCGCGCAGCCCCCAGAGCCACCGTCGCGGCCTGGCCGGTGGCGGGGCAGGGCAGCGCACCAGGCCGGGGTGATCCGCGCGCACGGTGTCAAGTGGGCCTTGGCGGCGGCACGCTGGCGGTGGACCGTCGCGGTACCCGGGCTGGCCGGCGCGGGCCTGTGCTCCGCTGCGCTCGCGGTGCGGTTCGGGGTGTGGGCCGGGCTGCTCGCCGCCGGCCTGTTCTGCCTGCGCGCGGATAGCCGGCTGTAAGCCGTGGGCGTGTTCGCCGGGCAGCCGGTCACCACCGCCGCGCAGGCGCGCGCCGGGGCTGAGCTGGCGGCGCAGCGGTCCATGTGGGGGATCAGCGGCATCCGTGACCTGATCCCCGTCCGGGGGAACACCGCCGGGTCCGCCCGGCCGCTGGTCACCGCCGACACGGCGCTGCGCCACTCGGCGGTGTGGGCGTGCCTGCGGCTGCGCGCCGACCTGATCTCCACCCTCCCGGTGCATGTGAAGCGGGCGATCCCGGGGAACACCGACGGGCTGACCATGGACGTCACCCCGCCGATGATCATCACCAACCCGGGCGGCCCGGACGTCCGGTTCATGGAATGGGCGTTTTCCACCCAGTGGGACCTTGACCGGCTCGGGAACGTGGTCGGGATCATCAGCGAACGGGACGGCAACGGGCTGCCGTCCCGCATCGACCTGCAGTCCGCGACGCGGGTGGCGATCCTCGGCAACGGCCCGGAGATCACCGGCTACCGGATCGGCGGGAGCGGCGGCACGAAGGTGTACGACCCGGCCGATATCTGGCACGAGAAGCAGTTCACCACCCCCGGTATCCCGGTCGGGCTGTCGCCGGTGTCCTACGCGGCGCTGGTGATCGGCCGGTACCTGTCGGTGGAAGAGTTCGCCGCGTCATGGTTCGCCGGCGGGGGGGTGCCCCGGTCGCGGCTGCGGAACACCGCCAAGAAGCTGGTCGGCAACGAGGCCACCGTGGTCAAGGAGGCATGGAAGGCGTCGATCGCCACGGGGGAGCCGTTCGTCCACGGCATGGACTGGGAATACGACATGATCCAGGCGGCCGAGGCGTCGGCGGACTGGCTGGAGGCGCAGAAAGCCTCCGTGCTGGATATCGCCCGGTGGTTCGGCTGCCCCGCCGACCTGATCGACGCCGCTGTCAGTTCGGGGACCCGGATCGTGTATGCGAACATCACCCAGCGGCACCTGGCGTTCCTGGTCACCCAGCTCGGCCCGGCGATCTCCCGGCGGGAGGACGCGCTGGGGACCCTGACCGCGCAGCCCCGGACGGTGGAGCTGGACACCGGCGCGCTGCTGCGGATGGACCCGACGACCCGCGCGGCCTGGTCGAAAACGATGATCGACTCGCGGCAGCTCGCGCCGTCCGAGGCGCGGGCGGCGGAAAACCGGCCCCCGTTCACCGCCGCCCAGCTCGCCGAGTTCGACAGATTCTGGCCCGCCAAGTCCGCACCGGCGGGCGCGGGCGGCGGCGCCCCGTCCACCCCGGCGCTGCCCCCCGGCGACGGCCAGGGCGAGGGGGAGGGCGGGCAGTGATGGGAGACGCATGATGACCGGAACCGACTGCGGCGGCCCCGCCGCGCAGGCCGCCACACTGGCCCATTTCCGCGACGCGTCGGTGGACAACTCGGCGTGGGACGGCCCCGCCGCGATGAGCGGCTGCAGCAGCTCGGGCACCCCGGCGTCCTGTTTCGGGTCGATCTGCGCCGGCAAGAAATCCGGCGACACGTCCACCCAGGGCGCGTGGGCGCTGCCGCATCACAAAACCCCGGGGGCCGCGCCGAACGCCACCGGGGTCGCCAATTCGCTGTCCCGGCTACCGCAAACGGAGGGGCTGACCAATGCGACCGCAGCCAAGGCACATCTGCAGGCCCACATGAAGGCGATCAACCCGGACTACCAGGCGGCGGCCGGGTTCGGGCAGCAGCGCGGCACCGCGATCCGCCAGGGCGCGGCCCCCGCCATCCCCAACGGCAGGCCGCGCAGCCACCCGTTTACGGGGCAGATGCGGTCCAAGGTGATCACCAAGGGCGGCCACGATTACCTGCACGTCGAGGGTTACGCGTCGGTGTTCGACCTGGAATACGACATGTACGACATGTTCGGGATCTACTGGGAATCGGTGGACCCCGGCGCGTTCACCAAATCGCTGGCCAACCCGGCGCTGGACGTGGCGTTCCTGCTGAACCACCGGGGCATGACGATGGCCCGCACCACCGGCGCGTCCCCCACGCTGCGGATCGCCGCCGATGACACCGGGCTCGGCGTCGACGCCGATCTGCGGATGGACCGTTACGACGTCCAAGACCTCGCCTCCGCGATCGACGCCGAGCTGATTGACGAAATGAGCTTCGCGTTCATGCTGCTGGGCGGCGAGTGGGACGAGGAGTACATGCATTTCCAGATCACCGAGGCCGACATCCACCGGGGCGACGTCTCGGCGGTGAACTACGGGGCGAACCCGTACACGTCGATCGCGTCGCGGGCGGCGGAAATCCTGCGGGACCTGGACGCGCTGCCCGCCGGGGCGGCCCGCGCCGCCATGGACCGGCTGAACCACCGCCCCGACATGGCCGGCGGGGTGCTGCTCACCGCGCAGCGCACCGCGCCCGCCCGGCTCGGCCGCGCCGCCGCGCGGGCGCTGCCCGACACCGACGAATCCACGGGGTCACTCGCCGGCGCGGTCGACGCGGCTATCGACCAGGCCATGGCGCTGGTGTCCGGGCTGGACCTGACCGGGCTGCCCCCCGAGGTGGCGCAGGCCATCCAGCTCCTGGGCGCGGCCGACGCGGCGTGCGATGAGCTGCTGGAAAACCTCGGCGTGTTCGACCCGGACGAGGGGGCCGGGGAGCTGGCCCGCCCCGCCGGGCAGGCGCGGGCGATCGGGATGCCCACCCACGTGCCGGGGCTCGGTGAGCCGCAGCAGCTCGGCGACGGGCACGGCAGTTTCACCGGCACCCATTCCCACCCCCACCCGGCGTTCGGCAGCCAGGGCGGCGACGACACCCACGACCATTCCCACACCCACGCCGGGGAGGGGTCGCATTCGCACACCCACGGCAACGCCGCGCCGGGACCGATGACGGTGTCGCTGCTGATGACCATGCACGAGGCCGATAACGCCACCGACGCGGACACCGACGCCGAACTGCTCGGCAACTGACCGCAACCGCCATGTGACGCACCGCCGATTAGCGCTGTGCGGCCCTGAGCGGCCCCCTTAACAGCTTCGACCCCATGTCAGGCACAACCACCCCACCCTGCTGCCGCCCGGGATTCGGCCAGGTCAGCAGCGGTGCGCAGGGGGTGCCTGGCTGTCATGCCTAACCAACCCCAGATCTTCCCGGGCCTGTCATTGCCCGGGAGCCCGCCGGGCCGGCTATCGCCCGGCGGTGCCGTGCCACCCGCCAGCAAGGGGACCGGGAGCCGGCCGACCGAAGGCAACCACCACCCGGAAGGATCGTCATGCCTACCGCAACCCCCACCAGCTCCAGCCTGCTCGCGCAGGCGGAGGTGGAGCTGGCCGCAGCGCAGCACCGCCGCGACGTGGCCCGCGCGAAAGTGACCTACCTGATCCAGGCCGCTAACTCCGAGGGCCGGCCCGCGCTCACCGAGGGCGAGACCGCCGAGGCGACGGCGGCCCGCGCGTCCCGCGACCAGGCGCGCGCCGATATCGCCGCGATCCAGAACAAGATCGCGCAACTGCGCGACCTGGAAGCCGAGGAAGCCGAGTACGTCGCGGCGTCCCGGCAGACCCACCCGGCCGCTGTCCCGCTCGGTGAGCAGGCGGCGCCGGCTGCTGGCGGGAACGGGAACGGGACGCGGGCGCTGCCCGCCTACGATCACGTCGCCCGGATCGGCTCCGAGGAGCGCACCTACCACCGGGGGTCGGACCCGTGGGGCCGGCAGTTCCTCGTGGACGTCGCACGGCAGCAGTTGTTCAGTGACCCGGCGGCGGCGGCCAGGCTGGCGCGGCACATGGCCGAGGAGCGTGTCGAGCGCACCGCGCAGATGATGGAACGCGCCGCCGGTGACACCAACACCGGGAACTGGGCCGGGCTGACCGTGCCGCAGTACCTGACCGACATGTACGCGCCGGTCGCGCGGGCGCTGCGCCCGTTCGCTGATATCTGCAACAAGCACCCGCTGCCCGACCAGGGCATGGCGCTGGATATCTCGCGGATCACCACCGGCACCACGACCGCGCTGCAGGCCGCCGAGCTGGGCGGCGTGTCCGGCACCTCCGCCGACGACACGCTGCTGACCGTGCCGGTGCAGACCGCCGCCGGGTTCCAGAACGTGTCCCGGCAGGCCATCGACCGGGGCACCGGCATCGAGGACATCCTGATGCAAGATCTTTTTGCATCGCTGGGGACGACCCTGGACAACACCCTGATCACCCAGGCGTCCACGGGGCTCACCAACGTCGCCGTGTCCACCGCGTTCACCACCGGGTCCCCGACCGCCGCGCTGCTGTACCCGAAGATCATGGGCGCGGCGGCTGGTGTCGAGGCCGCGATGCTCGCGCGGGGTTACCCGACCCACGCCGTGATGCACTCACGGCGCTGGTACTGGCTGGCGTCCCAGATGACGTCCTCGTGGCCGTTCATCAACCAGGCCGGCATCCCCACCCAGGCCGCCGCGACGGCCGACCCCGCGTCCGCCTACAACAAGGGCGTCCGGGGCCGGCTGCCGATCGGGCTGGAAGTGGTGGTCGACAACAACATCGCCACCACGCTGGGGGGCGGCACCGAGGACGAGATGTACGTCGTGCCCGCGATGGAATGCCACCTGTGGGAGGACCCGTCCGCGCCGGTGTTCATCCGCGCCGAGCAGCCCAACGCCACGTCGCTCGGCGTGCTGCTGGTCGTGTGGGAGTACTTTGCCTACACGTTCGGCCGGTACGCGTCGGCGATGCAGAAGGTGTCCGGCACCGGCATGATCGCGCCGGTGTTCTAAGCCACACCACCCACCGCGCCGGCCCCGGCCACCCCGCACGGGGCCGGCGCGGTCAACCCCGGAAGGGCACCCGCCATGCAGAACACCACCCCCGGCGAGCTGGCCGCCTACCGCGCGCAGCTCGCCGCGATGGGCCTGGAAACCCAGCAGGCCACCGTGGACAAGCAGCTCGCCGCGCTCGGGTTCACCCCGGCCGGGAAACGCGCCCGCGACCCGCAGCACGGCGCGGTGCCCGAGGCGCAGGCCGCCACCCCGCCCGAGCCGGCACCCGCGCAGCAGCGTAAGGACGCCGCCGAGCAGCAGGCCGCCAAGGGCGGCGAGACCGGGAAGGCCGCAACCCAGCAGCCGCCCGCCGGCCGGCACGCCCCGGGCGGGCGGGACAAGACATGACCCGGTATGTGTACGACCACGGGACGGGGCTCGGCGAGATGGCCGCCGAGCCCGGCGCGGTGCCGCTGTCCGCGCGGCTGGCTGACCCGGGGGATACCGGGGGGCCGACCATGGCTGACGTGGACCTGCTGCCCGGCACCGTCGTGGGGCTGGACCCCCGCGACGATGAGCGGGACCTGGAGATCATCACCTGGACCGACGCGGTGGGCACCCCCCGGCGCACGTCGGTCGACCCCGGTTTTTTCGCCGGGCATTTCCGCGAAGTGGAGTGACCAATGGCCACGATTTCCGCCGGGCAGCTCCTGACGACCGCCGAGCAGGAAGCGCTGGCGCAGGTGTTCCGCAAAACCCAGGGGCCGGCGATCACGTCGTTTTACCTGGCGCTGTGCGGCAACGCGGCGTCCGGGTCGCTGGACAACACGTGGACGACGATGGCGCAGGTGACGGAGTTCGGCGCGACGGGGTACGCCCGGCAGGTGTTCGGGCCGACTACCCCGACCGTGGCCAGCCCGTCGGTGATTTCGAACACGGCGGTGATCACGTTCGGGCCGGTGTCGGGGTCGATCACCGGCACCCCGATCGTGTGGGGGCTCGGCACCGACGCGACCGGCGCCGGCGCGGGCACGACGGCGAAACTGATGGCCGCGTTCCTGCTCGCGGTCGCCCGCACCCCCATCTCGGGGGACTCGCTCCAGGCGGCGGCGTCGGCCTTCACGTGCCAAGTCTAGGTAAATGATCATGGCCGTCCATGAGCTGGCCCCGGCGATCCCTGACCTGGCCGAGCCCAGAATGGCGCCGTGCCAGGCGGCGGGGATCGGCACCGGCGCGGTATGCGGGGCGACCCCCGCGTCGCTGTGGCGGCGGACCTGCGCGAACGCGCACGAGCGGGACTGCTGGCTGTGCGGGATTCACGCGAAGATGACCGCCGCCGGGATGGCCCGCTGTGACGACTGCGCCCGCCGGGGCGTGATCTGCGCGGCGGCGCTGGAGCCCGTCGACCTGCTGCTGCTCGGCCACGCGACCGCGCCGCGCGGCCGGTCGGTGATCACCGGCGGGTGAGCGGTGGCGGTCACCCGCGTCGGCACCCCCGCCACCCCGGCGAGCCAGCTCGGGTCTAACACGCCCTCGGTGACGTCCGTGTGGGGCACCGGGCAGAACCGCACCGCCGGGAACTGGCTGTACGCGTGGGTGACCCTGTGGGGCGGCACGACCGCCGGGGTGATCTCCACCCCGGCCGGGTGGTCGGTGGCGGTGGACGCCGGGGTGGTCGGCGCGGGCCCGCAGGCCCGCGTGGTCGTGTTCCGCACGGTCGCCGCCGGGGCGGACGCCGCGCCGGTATTCACCGCGACCAACACCGGGACGGCGACCAACTCGCGGCTCGTGGCCGGGCTGGAGGAGTTCGCCGGGGCGGACCCGGCGACCCCGGAGGGCGCGTCGGGCAGCGTGACAGCGGCCGCCGGGTCGGCGCTGACGATGGCCACGGCGGGGAATGTGCCGGTAGCGGGCTGTTATGCGTTCGCGGCGTGCCAGATCGCGTCGTCGGCGGCGGCTACCGAGACATGGACGCCGGGCAGCGGGTTCACCGGCGCGTGGACTGACGGTACGGGGGCCACCCGGTCGCACACCGCGCAGGACGTCAGCGCGTCCCCCGCTGCGGGGGTGCCGGTGTCGGACGCGGGGACCACGACCCTGACCATCCAGGCCGGTATCGGCGTGATCATCGCCGTCCAGCCGCCGGCCGCCGGGGGGCTGCTGCCGCAGCAGCTCGCGCGGCGCACCGTGACACGCGGCGGCGGCGAGTTTTCCGCCCCGATCTACGGGAGATGACGTGAGCGAATACTGGGTCAGCCCCCGCGCCACCACGGCGCCGTTCGAGCCCACGGTGGTCGCGCTCGCGGCGAACACCACCAAAACCGTGGTGCAGGTCGCCACCCCGGCGGGGACCGATATCCGGGTCATGGGCTGGGGCGTGTCGTTCGACGGGATCTCGGGGGTGGGTGTCCCGGTGATCTGCCAGCTCCTGGCCACCGATACAGCCGCGACTGTCACGACGTTCACCCCCGAGCTGTGGGGCCACGACCAGGCCCCCGCGTCGCTGTGCGTCGGGGGGGCGGCGCTGACGGGGTACAACGCGTCTGCGGAGGGCACGATCGCGGCGCTGCGCAGCTTCGACGCCCAGCACGTCCACCCGCAGTCGGGGTACGGGATCTTGTGGGCGTCCGAGATTCACCAGCCCCGGATACCGGTGTCGCGGTTCCTGCGGATCAGGTGCCGCGCCCCGGCTGCGGTCAACGTGATCCCGTGGGTGCTGTGGGCCGAGCCCGCGCTGTGAGGTAAGCCGTGCCGCGTCCCGGCTCGGTCAATATCCGGCGGGAGTTCATCCCGCCAGCGGTCGCGGCCGGGACGGTCTGGGACCTGGCGTCCGCGATCACCGCCACCTCGGCGGCGGCCGGGACCCTCGCACAGCTCGGCGCGATCGCGGGCACCGCCCCGGATGCCAGCACCGCCGCCGGGACCCTGGCCGCCGCGCTGGCGGTTGCCGGCACCGCCAGCCCGGCGAGCAGCGCGGCCGGGACGCTCGCCGGGGTGCTCACGGTCACCGGCACGGCCACTACGGCGAGCAGCGCGGCCGGTGCGGTCGCCATCGCCGGCGGGCCGCTGGTCATCGCCGGGACCGCGATCTCGGCGAGCACGTCGGCCGGGACGCTGGCGCTGGTCATGCCGGCGGCCGGCGGTGCCGTATCCGGCTCGGCCGCGCTGGGGACGCTCGGCCGCGTCCAGCCACTGTCAGCCACGGCCACGGCTGTGTCAGCCGCGTCCGGGGTGATCCTTTATTCCCCGGGGGTGCTGTCCGGCGCGGCGGCCAGCACGTCTGCGGCGGCCGGGACCCTCGGCCAGGCGCTCGCGCTCACCGGCACCGCTGCCACCGCGAGCAGCACAGCCGGCAGCCTGCGCGGCGTGCTGGCTATCGCGGGGACGGCGGCCTGCACCTCGGCCGCCGCCGGATCGTTCGCGGTGGGCATCACCGCCACCGCCGCTGCCACCAGCAGCACGGCGGGGACGCTCACCGGCACCCTGGCCGCGTCCGGCACCGCCGCCGCTGCCCCGGCCGCAGCCGGGACCCTGGCCGGGACGCTGCCGCTGTCCGGCACCGCCGCGAATACCAGCACGGCGGCCGGGACGTTCGCGCTGATCATCGCGGGCACCGCCGCCGCCGCGTCGGCCGCGTCGGGGACGCTGACCGCCAGCCCCGCCGTGATCGCCGGGACCGCCAGCACACCCAGCGCGGCGGCCGGGACCCTGACCGCCCGGCTGGCCGCCGCCGGCACCGCCGCCAGCACCAGCAGCGCGGCCGGGACCCTCGCCGGGGTGCTGCCGCTCACCGGGACCGCAACCTCGGCCAGCTCGGCGTCCGGGGCGCTGGCCGCCGGGGGGATCTCTGGCACCGCCGTCAGCACGAGCAGCGCGGCGGGAAGCCTGGCGGCGGCGGCAGCGATCGCGGGCACCGCCGCCGCCAGCAGCAGCGCGGCCGGGACCCTCGGCCGCGTGTCGCCTATCGCCGGTACTGCCGCGATCGTGAGCGCGGCGGCCGGGGCGCTTGCCATTGCCGGCGCGCCGGTCACGGCGATCGCGGGCACCGCCGCCGCCACCTCACTCGGGTCCGGGGTGCTGGCGGTGGCAGCCGGGGTCCTCGCCGGAAGTGCGGTCACACTGCCCGTGGCGGCGGGCCGGCTCGCGCTGCTGGTGCAGGCGGCCGGGTCCGCGCCGACGGTCAGCAGCGCGGCCGGGCTGCTGGCGCTGGTGCCGGCGCTGGTGTTCGGCGGCGGTATCCCCGGCGACGGCCACGCGGCCGGCGGGGCGGCAGTACCGGGCCGCGCGGCCGGGGGGCACCCCGGCGACAGCGCGGCGGCGGGCGGGCGGTCAGGGATCGGGCAGGCGGCTGGAGGGATACCCGGATGAGCACGGATCTCGGCGCGGTCAGGCGGCTGGTGTGGCTCGTCACTGACGAGAACGGGCAGCCCGCGAACCCGGGCACCGCGACCCTGAACGTGACCGTCGGCACCGGCCCCCCGGTCGCCGTGCCGGTCACCCTGCCCCCGGCGGTCAAGGGCACCGTGATCGCGGATTTCGCCACCACGGCGGCGGGGCTGCACCGCGCCGACTGGGTGACCACCGGCCCGATATCGGCCGGGTCGGATTATTTCAACGTCCGCTCCTATCTGGCGGTGTGCTCGCTGGAGGACGCCCGCGCGCACCTCGGCTACCCCGACGGGGTGCAGGACGCGAAGATCCGGGCGCTGCTCGGCGCGGCGACCCGCGTCGCCGAATCGGTGGTCGGGACGTGCGTGATCCGCACGTTCACCGGCGACTGGATCAGCGGGTATTCCCGCCAGGTGCTGCAGCTTCCCCACCGGCCGGTGCCGTCCACGTCGGCGGTCACCGCGATCCGGTCGGTGTACACCGCGACTGGCGGGCCGAGCTGGACCGGCGCGGACCTGATCGTCAACCGGGAGGCGGGGACGGTGCGGCTGGCGTCGCAGCTCGCGTTCTGGGGCGGCCCGTGGCTCGCGGACTATTCCGCCGGGCGGATCGAGATCGGGGAGAACATCGTCAACGGCACCCTGGACGTCCTGTGGGACCTGTTCTCCACCCAGCGCGCCGGGGAGTCCGACGCCGAGTACCCGTCGGCGCAGGAAGTGGCGAACGTCGAGGCGCTGATCCCCCCCGGCTATGAGCTGCCGTCCCACGCGCTGGAGCAGCTTGAACCGGACCGGATGCCCGCGTTCGGCTGACCGCGTGACCGCCCGGTCACGGATCGCGGATTGGTGCTGTACGGCCCTGAGAGCCACCGTGCGGCCCTGACCCCCCCTGTCAGGCACAACCACCCCACCCCCCTTGCGCCAGGGATTTCCGCAGGTCAGCGGGGGTGCAGCACTACGCCACGTCGTCAAGCGTAAAGACTCAACCGGAAGGCTGGCCATGACCGATTTCGCGCCCGAGGGGTCGTTTGGCACCGGGCAGACCAACACGATCACCGAGCGCAGCGGCGCGGCGATCGGCGTCGACACGGTGCCCGCCGGCGCGACGGTGCTGGCCCGCAACACCGGGGTCGGCGTCCACACCGTGATCCTGGTCAACTCGGCCACCCAGGACGGGCTGCCGGTATCCAACCGGACACACAACTTCGCCGCGTCCGGGGTCCGCGCGTTCCTGGTCCCCGCGTCCTACGGCGACGCCAACGGCCGGGTGAACCTGTACGTCGGCGAGGGCACCCAGGCCGAGATCAAATATTACATACTGGGTACGTAGGAAATAGGGAGCGGGCCATGACGCAGCGCGCCGCATATGAGGCGGTCAACGAGATCAAATACAACGGGGTGCGGGCCTACTCCCCCGGTGACCCGGTGGACGCCGCCGTGGTCGACGGGCCTGCCGCGTGGGTCGATCATGAGGACGTCAAGCCGTCCGGGGTGATCCCCCTGGATGAGCCGCCCGCGAACGCCGCCCAGGCGCGGTGGGCCGCCTACGCGGTGTCCAAGGGGGAGGACCCGGGGAAGGCCGCCGACGCGTCCCGCGCCGAGCTGATCAAGCGGCACGCCACCCCGCCGCCGCGCACCGGGAAGGCCGCCGAGCATGGCTGAGAACCTTGGCGTCGTGCTGGAGTGGAACGAAACCGAGGCCGCCCGCTGGGTACATGACCCGCATGGCGAGCTGGGCCGGGTCCTGATGCACGCGATCGGGGTGGTGGTCCTGGCCCGCGCGCAGGTGCTGGTGCTGCGCCGCACCGGCCGGATGGCCGCCGCCATGACGTTCAACGTCGCCGCTGATGAGATCGGCGTGTTCTGCGACATCGTCTCGCCGGTCACCTCGGCCGCCGGGTTCCCCTACGCGATCATGCATGAGGGCCGGAAGGTCCGCGACCGCCGGCCGCACCGCTCGCTGGTGCCGGCGGCCGAGTCGCTGCGCACCCGCCCCCTGTAGCCCATTCGCGGCCCCCAGATCGTTTGTAAGGGCCTGGGCGGCGGCCGGGGTGTATTGACCCGCAGCCGCGCGCAAACCCCGGCAGCCGTCAAGGCGCGGCCGGGACGGGGCACACCTGCGCCCCCCCAGACACCGGCCCCCCCGGGGGCCGAGGGCCACTGGCGGACGGTGGCCGCATATATCCGCCCGCAACCATGGAGGACGCCATGCCTGCCATCACCGTCGCCAAGACCCCGCTCTCGATAGGACCCGGGTATCTGTACTACTCGCCGGTGGGCACCGCGCTGCCCGCGAACACGGTCGCCGGGTCGGTGTTCACCGACGCGTGGGCTGCCGCCGGGGCGTGGCTGCCGTGGGGCATCACCCGCGACGGGCACGAGTTCCAGTACAACGTGGCCACCGACAACATCGAGGCCGCCGAGTATTACGACCCGCTGGTGATCGTCACCACCGGCCGCGCCGCGCAGGTCGCGTTTGAGGTGCTGCGGATCGTCGGGTCGACCATGAAACTGGCGCTGAACGGCGGGAACGTCACCACGTCGGGAGCCGGGGCGACGCTGCTGACCACGGTCACCCCGCCGGCGATCGGCGCGGAGGTCCGCGCCATGATCGGCTGGGAGTCCAACGACTTCACCGAGCGGCTGGTGCTGGAGCAGGCGTTCCAGGCCGGCACCCTGACCATCGGGCGGCGCAAGGGCGTGAACAACGCCGGGGCGACACTGGAGTTCCACGCCGAGCTGCCCGCGTCCGGGTTCCCGTTCCAGCACTTCTTCGCCGGGGCGGCGAGGGCATGACCGCGCAGGCCACCGGCAACGGCCCCGGGCTGTCCCCCGAGGCGGCGGCGTCGCTGGAGACCGCGCTCGGGGTGCCCGCCGACACGCTGCGCCACGACGCCGAGCAGACCGCGATCGCGTCGGCGCAGGCCGCCGCCGACGGCATCACGATCCCCGCGTCGGTGACGTTCCGGGGGCAGGTGTTCACGTTCGGGACGTGCGATTCGCTGGCCCCGACGCTGGATTTCGCCGAGGCCGCGATGAACGGCCTGGACACCGAGGACCCCGCCGGGCTCGCCGCGCTCAAATCCATGATCCGCGACGGGTTCATCCGCACCCCGTGCTGCGGGGCGTGCGAGCAGTGCGTCGCCGAAGACTACGCCGGGTGCCCGCAACTGGACGAAGGTGACTGGCCCCGGTTCTGGCGGCTCGCCAAGGCGACCCGCGCGTCGGCGGAGGAGCTGATGGAAGTGGTGCAGAAGCTGGTGGAGGCGCAGACCGCCCGCCCTACACAGCAGCCCTCCGACTCGTCATCACCGGGCGGGAGTTCATCGCCGAAATCGAGGGAACCCTCGCCCTGGCCGGGGCGGTCCCTGCCTGCCGCGTTCGCGGACCTGCCGGCGGGGGACCTGATCAACATCGCCGATGCTCGCCGCTGACCGGCTACACCCCCCGCCTGTTCTGCAACGTCACCTACGCGTGGCTGGCGGCGCGGTGTGCCGATGCCGACATGCGCAAGCGGCTGGACGAGGAGCTGTACGCCCCGGCGGGCGGGTGGGAGCAGGCCGAGCGGGACCTGATGACGAAGATCATGCACGCCCCTGACCCCGGAACCCCTGACGACGACGGGGAGGTGTGAGCTGTGGCTGTCCCCCTGATGACCGCGTTCGTGAAGATCCGCCCCGACTTCACCGGATTCAAGGCCGAGACCGAGGCCGGCACCGCCAAGGCCGCCGCCGGCGCTGAGAAGTCGGGGAAAACCGCCGGGTCCCGGTTCGGCGGGGCGTTCAAGAAATACTCCAACCTGGCCATGCTCGGGCTCGGCGTCGCCGCGTTCTCGGCGGTCAAGAAAACCCTGACCGACGCGCGGGCGCTCGGCCTGGCGCCGCTCAAGGTCGCGGTCAAGAACGCCGGGGACCAGTGGGCGGTGTTCAACCGGCAGCTCACCCCCGTGCAGCAGCGGATGGAGAAACTCGGGTTCTCCAACTCCGACGTGAACCACGGCCTGGAGCGGCTCATCACGTCGACCGACAACACGAAACTGTCGATGAAGGCGATGGGCACCGCCGCCGACTACGCCCGGTTCAAGCACATCAGCCTGGAGGACGCGTCGATCGCGCTGGGCCGCGCGGCGGTCGGGAACACCCGCGCCCTGAAAGACGTGGGGATCGCCACCTCTGACCTGCCGAAGCATTTCTCCACCACCGGCAGCGCGACGACCCGGCTCAACACCGTGATGGGGCTGATGAACAAGAAGCTCGGCGGCGAATCGACGGCGTACGCGAAAACCTACGGCGGCCGGCTCGACATCCTCAAATCACAGACCACCGACCTGTCCGCGAAGTTCGGGGCGAAACTGCTGCCGGTGCTGTCGACGGTCGCGGGGGTGCTGGTCAAGCTGACGTCGACCACCGCCGGGACCTACGCGCTGGTCGCCGGCGTGGGGGCGCTCGCCGCCGCGTTCATCGGCGCGAAAGTCGCGGTCACGCTGTTCGGCACGGCCGGGCGGGCGGCGCTGATCGGGTCGGGGATCGGCCTGGCGCTGCTGGCGATCGGGGTCGCCACGGTGCTGATCATCCAGCACTGGCACACCATCTCGAAAGTGGCGGCGCAGGTGTGGGGTCACGTGCTCGCCGTGATCAAGGCGGTGTGGGACTGGCTGAAACAGTACTGGCCGCTGCTGCTCGGCATCCTGCTCGGCCCTGTCGGGATCGCCGCCGCGCTGATCATCAAGCACTGGCACGGGATCTGGGACGTGATCCGCGCCGTGTTCGGCTGGATCAAGCAGCACTGGCCGCTGCTGCTCGGCATCCTCACCGGCCCGATCGGCTTGTTCACCGTCTACGTGATCAAGCACTGGGGCACGATCCGCGACGCCACCGCCGTGCTGCTGCGGTTCATCTCCCGGGGCTGGGACCTGCTGGTCAAGGGCCTGCGTAACGCGTTCGCGTGGTTTGTCGACAAGCTGCTCGGCCTGTTCGGCACCATCATCCACGGCGCGGCGAACGCGTTCGGGTGGCTGCCCAAGATCGGGGACAAGCTGAAGAACGCCGCGCGGGCGTTCGACACGTTCCGCGACAACGTGAACAACGCGATACGCGGGGTGAACGGCAAGACCGTGACCGTCGGGGTGAAGATGACCGCCGCGACCAACCCCTACGGGCGGGGCAGCCTGACCGGGCGGCTCGCGTCCGGCGGCCCGGTGCGCGGGCCGGGCGGGCGCACCGATGACCGGGCGGGCCTGTACGCGCTGAGCAATGACGAGTGGGTGATCCGCGCGAACTCCGCCGCCCGGTACGGCCCGGCGGCGATGCGCGCGATCAACGACGGGCGGGCGGTGATCGGGTACGCGACCGGCGGGCCGGTCGGCGGTGAGCCCCGCGTCATCCCCCACAATCCGCCCATCAAGACGATCCAGGGCACCATCGCGCCGGTGATCGAGAAGCTCGCGATCCTGTTCGCCAAGACGATGCTCGGCGGCGGGGTGGCGATCGCGAACTTCGCCCGCCAGTTCGCCACCGGCCAGCAGCATCCGTATGTGTGGGGTGGCACCACCCCCCGCGGCTGGGACTGCTCGGGGTTCACCGGCTACGTGTACCGCCACTTCGGGTACAACCCGCCGCGCACCTCCGAAGCGCAGTACGGGTGGGTGCAGCGGACCCGCGACCAGCC